CCTCCTGCGTCATCGTCTCCCTGAAAGAAGCGTTGTCGATCTCCACCAGGGACACACACGGGAAGGTGGAAGGGGCGTTGACATACTCGCCTGTCACGAAAATCTTCTTGTACTGCTCCCTCAGCGACGTCGCAACTGCCGTGAAGATTTCAGACTCAGCGTCAATCACCCAAACACCTCCTTCGCCATCTCTACAATCTCAGGGGCCACGGCTTGAACGGCATTGTACATCGGCATTTTGGCGGGGGTGCCGTGGGAGAACTTGATCTCGTCGGTCTCGGCGTCTTTGAAGGCCCACAACTCGCGTTCACCCTTGCCCTGACCGTACCCGCCAATCGCAAAACCGAGCTTGTTCCCGGTGCTGTACGGGTGAGAAAAACCCCTGTTGTAATGGACACCAGCACCAAACTCAACCCACACGGCGTCCTCGCCATTGGCGATGATGACGTACATGTTGTCGCGCTTCACACACCGCACGTTGACGCTTGCCGTCACAGGCCCGCCGCTCAACGGTGTCAAATCGTCCACGATGGCTCCATTGAAACCATGTTGGGCGACATCCCTGATTCGATTGGCAATTCTCTCCACCAGCCGATTGCACTTGTCCTCGAACTCGCGCTTGTATTTCTCGATCTCTTTGATCGCTTTCCCGATCTCCTTCGAGGAGAGGGGGCTGAAAGATATAACCTTCTTACCCACTCACACTCACCTTGCTCACGGCGAAGGACGCGCTGTTCAGGCTTCTCGCCGCTTTCTTGACGATATAATCGTAGGGGGTGATGATCTCACCGTCCTCGTTTTTCGCCAAGGCCCCGTCCTCATCCAACTCAGGTTCGGTGTCAACCCACAACACCGTGAACTCATCAATGGGAGGAGCGCTGTTGTCCATCACGATCACCTTGTCGTAGGTGATGTGTTCGCCAAACTGCCTCGTTTGGGTCTCGCCCATCGCCGCAGAGATATTGGCCTCAGCCCGCACAGGGTCGGCGTAGATTACCTCGTGTTCGGAGGTGTCATTGCCGTACTCGTCCTGAATGGGCCTGGATTCCACAAACAGCGCATAGTAGAAGGGAGACTTGTTCTTATTCAGACAACGCATCATATCACCTTCACTATCGGGATAACATTGGCACGAATGTAAGCGATCATATCAGGGAAAGAGAATACACGGTTGATGCCGTTCTCACTATGAGATTTCTGGTTCTCCGCACCGCTCTGAGAGTAACCGGCGATGACGGCGTACACCTGCGTCATCTCATATTCCTTGGGAACCTCCATCACGGGTTCGTCCCTGTCAGCGTAGGAATACCGCCAGGAAATGATTTCCTTCGCCGCAGCGATGAGGTAAACCGTGATGACGTTATCTTCGGAATCGTCATCCTCCGCGATTTGCAGCAAAGCCTTGATCATGGCGAGCTTTTCCTCATCCGTCACCACGGCTCACCTCCTTCCTATTCCTTCGCCTTGCGCCCGCGAGCCGGTTTTTCAACCGGCTTCACGGACTCATTCTGATCACCCTTTTCGGCCTCAGTGTCAGGAATCAGACCCACCACCAGGCCGTTGGGGGTTTTCATCTCAGCCATCGTCAGTCCCCCTATCAGGCCAGCGCAGTAGCGCCGCGATGCAGGTACACGCCCTTCGCCTTGTTATCGTAGACGAACGTATCATGGTAGATACGATAGTCAAACTGCCAGGCGTCGGCAGACTGGTTGATGTTGGGGGCGAAGATACGGGGCAGGACGTGCTTCACGACCTTGCAGATCGCGGACGGGTGAATCACCATGAAATTGATGGGATAGCCCGTGGAGGCGGTGCCGATGTAACCGCCCGCTTCCTGACCGGAGGTCTTGCCGTCATACATGGTGATGGCGGTGTAGAAGCGATTCTGGGGCACACGGATGATCGGCATACCGTCGTAGGAGATCACCTCGCGGTTCAGGCCCTTCTCGTCGTTCAGCACAGTGCGAACCACCTTGGCCCTCAGACCGGCGTAGGCGTTCTCGGAGATGAACAGCAGACGGCCCTCCTGGGGAACCTCGTTCTCGTTCATGGAGCGCTCAGCCTCATCCACCAGAGCGGGCACGTCGGTGGTGCCGATGGTGATGTCGGCGGCGGTGGCGGCGTCGATGCCACTCGCACCCGCGATCTTGGCGAAGGTGTAGGCGTCGATCTCGGGAACCACACGGGTGCGAATGAACTCACCCGCCAGGGTGCCGAAAGCCAGACCCACAGTCTCCTCGTTGTCCATGCTGTCCACGTTGAAGGAACGGCCCCTGTCCTTGGAAAGCACCATCTGTTCCCAGGTGCCGGTGACGCTGCCCTTGGTGAAGCCGTTGTTGCGATCATAGTTACCCAGACCGTCCATGGAGGTCTTAAACACCTTAACGGTGTTCGCACCGACGAACTCTACCCGAGTGGAGTCCAGAATGGAACTCTTGGCGCTGGCCTTGTAAACTTCGTCCAGCAGGGGCAGAAACTTCTGAGCAAGCTGAATACTGTTCGCCATTTTATGTCTCTCCTTTCATCAGATCGGCAGACCCATACTCTGTCTGAGCGCTGCCGTCTCACGTTTGGTCTTTTCATCATCGTTGAGTTCGTTGCCAGCCGGGGGAACAGGCGTCTCCTTCATGATCTTCGCCCGCATGGACTTCTCCATGTTCACGCCGAACTTCTTCATGGCGGCAAACACACCCTCGCTGTCACCGTCCACCATCGCGGTGGCGGCTTCCTCGGCAAGCTGTTCGTCATAACCCTGGGCCAGGAAGGATGCCTTGTGTTCGTTGAACAGCTTCTCGCGCCGCAGCGTTGTAAGCTCACTCTCCATGCTCTCCAACTGAGCCTGACGGTCAGCTTCCTTCTGCTCATCCTCGGTCATTCTGCTCCGAAGCTGCTTCTTGGCAGCGGCAAGCTCACTGGACACCTTGTCGAACTGCGTCTTACTGACATAGCCCTTCATGTCCTTGGGGGCGGGGGCAGGGGTCTTGCGGGCCGGTGCGGGAGCAGGGGCGGGAGACGGGTCGGTGGGTGCGGGGTCATTCTCAGGGGCGGGATTCGCGGCGGGAGTGATCTCGAAATTGTTCAGCAATTCCAGCTTCTCCTCGGCGGTCATGTCCTCCCGATAACCTTCGATTTCAGACCAGTTGATACTCATACCTGATTCCTCCTTGCGCTTGTTATAGCTGATCTCCCAGCTTTGAATAATGTGCGTTTGATAAAGCGGGTCTCTCCGCTGTATGGTGCGAATTATTTATCCTCGCTTCTCTGCGAGCAGTATTTCAAACGGCTTAGAGCCGTCCAAAATCAAAACACAGGGGTGTAGTAGCACCTGCATCGGTAATGCTTGGTAGGAAGCGAGTGGATGTCATACACCTGTCCGTCACGCGCATCGCATGTTCCACACACGCGCCCATCGTGCTGAGTATTCCACCTCACACGCCGCACCCCGGCTTCCTCAAAAGCGTCCAGTCGTGCCTCGTCAGTCACGATGTCCGCATACTGCCGAACCTGATTGTCCAGCACATTAAGCGCCCTTTGCAGGGAGACACGCACCTCAATTCGCGTCTCACAGGTCATCAGGCTCTCAACCAGGCGATCACGCTTGCGCCGCCACTCATTACGGTAGCTGTACTTGGTCAGCAGGGAGAAAGCGCTCAAAATCCCCTTGACGAAATCAATCTCATCCTTGGGCTTTTCCTCGCCCTGAGCCTCCCTCTGAGCGTCTCTACGCGCCCTCTCAGCCACTTCCTCATACTCCATGAGACAGACTTCGTAGAGGCTGTCATACATCTCAGCCACCCTCCTGCGCGTCTCTCGCAGGGTCATGGCGCGAGGTCGAATGGTGATGGACATATTCTGGAACTCCCGCGACATCTCCGATCTCAGCCGTTTGATGGCCTTGTCAGAGTGACGGTATACCTTGCTCACGTCTCATCACCGCTCTCGTCCTTTTTCTCGGACTTCTCCTCGGACTTATCCTCAGATTCCTCGTCGGAACCATCATCCTCATCGCCATCGGGCGCACCCGTGGGCTGCATGGGCTTGTATTCCCACTTCCGCAGATAATCCTTCGATTGCAGGGTCACGTCCATGGGATCATTGAACAGGCCACAGGTGGCAATGGCAACCTCGGGATGCAGACCGGCGTCGAGCATACTCAGAAGCGCCTGAGTCTTGCTTTGCAGATTGTCATGCTGACGGCGAGTGAACTTGCACTCCACCTCGGAAAGCGAGAGGTTGAACTCCTGCGTTTCCCGGATGATGTGAAGCACCAATCGAAGGAACTGCTTTTCGCTCTTTTTGAACAAAAGCTCGGCGTCTCTGGCCCTCGATTCACACTGGCTCCACCCGTCCCGCAAAAATACGGCCTGTCCCGTGTCCGAAGTGGAAGCGCCGCCCTTAGTGCTGGTCGGCATACCGCAGATCACAAGCACCTGATCGTAGAGATAATCCACGAGGGTCTGGGTCTGCTGCTGATTCAACTCCTGACTGACGATGCTCACATCGGCGTTCACGCCGGGAGCGGACTTGATCATGATGGCTCCAAGCTCCTGGAGCTTCGTGACCTTCTCATCGTCCACTTCGCAGTTCACGAATTTCAGGAAGCTCTGAACAAATTGTTCAACACCATCCACGCGATTGCTCATGATGGTGTTGATGGCGTCCAGCATCGGGACGGCGGGTTCAAAGCTACCCATGCGGGCCATGTTCAGCCGATACTCGAAGATGGGGATGTCGCCCAGATTGTGTTCCTTCCATACCGTCAGCTGGGTGTTCTCCACCTCGAAGTAGTGAGTGGGCGTATAGCCGCAGCACACCAATTCAAGGTGATCAGGCCCCTTCTCCCGGTAAATCTGCCGCACACCCATCACCCGGCGATGACCGAACCCCGAGTGATAGACCACAAACGTGTATCGGGGGTCGGGGGTGTCGATCTCAAACGGCGCTTCGTCCTCGCCCAGATGTGTGCTTTTGTCGGGCAGCACCATTCGATAGCCCACACCGCCAATCGCCATCCACGTCGCCATGTCCTTATCGTGGCTCGCCTTATCCTCGAAGAACATGTAATCGTTGAGAGTGCCGATTTCCTCAGAGGTGTTCTGCCGATCTCCCCGGCGCACATAGGTCACAGGCTCGCCCAGGAAGTAGCCCGAGGTGAACTGCGTGATCTCGGCGGCGTGGTTCTCCACGATCTTGTTGCAAATCTCGGGGCGAACTTGCTTCACGCGATTGAGAATGGGCTGTTCACCGCGCATATAGTGATAGAGGTAGTCAATCTGACTGGAATTGAGTGAGTGAATATACAGCGCCCTTGTGAGAACCATCACC